AAGAGTAAATTAGTAATAAAAAAGAGTAAATTAGTAATAAAAAAAGAGTAAATTAGTAATAAAAAAAGTAAATTACTTAATTTATAGTAAATTAAGTAATAAATTAGTAATAAAAATTAAACTATCATTTCCAAATAATTATGGGGTTGGCATTACGCTTTATTAATATATGACCTACTTTTATCATTTCATTATCTCTCATATATTCTGATTCTGCAGCTTTTTTATCATATAAATAAATAATAGTTTGACTATTATCCTGTGAAGTTTCGATTACCACATTTTTCTGAAGATCTACTTCCACCAAATACTTATTTACATACTGTTTTTCTATTCCTTTATTAGTTTTTATCTCCTTTATATTCCATAGCTCCGGAAAATATGCAAATAACTTATTCTTTCTTTCATAATTTCCTAACATAGCTGGCGGTCTACCAAACTGCTTTTGAAGCACCCTTTCTCCATAAATAGTAGGTTTATAATTATTAATGTCTTCCCATAAATCAGGATGATATGCATGAATGTTATTCTTTGTTGGTAATGCTATGTCCATACATTTAATATTATTATGTGTCATATTTAATCTACAATCAACAGCCGACTCTTTAATTGCTGTCTGGAACACATCATTAATCTTCTTCTTCTCTTTTGCAATCTCATATATTATTTCATCTGTCGTCTTTACATTCTTATTAGAAAAGCCCGATTCTGGTGAGATTACCGCTAAATAGATCCATGCCGTAAATGTCCACAATTCCATTGGTAAATTTATATGTGAACACACACGTCGTGCCCTACCCACCGTTTGGTCGATTCTTACAAAGTTCCAATGTGGTTCCATAATATGCACTTGTCTTATATTATATAAATCATACCCTTCTGATATCATCTCAGTTCCAAGCAAGATTTTAACTATTCTTCCAGCACCAATATATGGTATAGGGTTATCTTCACTATCTAATAGCACATTATCATCATCATTCTCTAAATTATTAGATATTCCAGGCAAGAACAAATTCTCCTTACTATTATAAACATCTATAATACTCTGAGTCACTCCTCCACCTTCTTTCGAACCAAGTACTGCAAACCTTTTATCATTATAAAAATCGAATCCAGGTCTTTTCTCATCACCTACCCTATATTCGGTATACCCATTCGCCAGTAAAGCTCTTCTCATTAATGCTATTCCTTCTACCTCCCTAAAATTCGAATATATTAAGACCCCTCCATCCCTACTAGGGCTTAACATGCTTATTTCCTCCATTTTATTAATTATCTCTGCCATTTTTACACTATATAAAGCAAGATTCTCACCAAAAAACTCTTCCACATTCTCATCCAATATTCTAAATAATTCAGATATATTGTCCGGTTTCCTCACTTTTATCGGAACCATAGTCTGAATATCTAACGGAAAACCATAATTACTCGCCATCCTACTCTTAACCCTAAAACTACTTCCTTTTACATCATCTACATCTACTACATCCTCATCTGTTAAGGTTGATACTCCAGAGCTTACCGTCTCATTATTTTTCGCACTATCTTTAATTTCATTTACTCTCATAAAGTTATACCACTGTGTTTGCAGCTCTGACATTTCAGTTTTTACAACTATCGGAGTATCTATTGGTTTACCATTTTCATCAACCATTTCAGGATATACCTCCCCTTTCGCCCCAGAATAATAACTTACCAAGCCTTGAATGCGATTTTGAAATATTTTTACATTTATCGGCTTTAAATCTTTAACGAAATATTGGTTAAATATATCACGTCTATGTGGAAATAACTCAAAATACCCTCTCTCTTTCGCCTCTATGTGATGATCCCAAGTTTTAAAGTTAAAGTCCTTTGGTACTGGTATTGGACCTCTTAGAATATTAAATAAGACTCCTAACTCACTTGGCAAATTAATTATCGGTGTACCCGAAAGAGCCACGATCCTACAATTCTCAGTATCTATCAATAAATTATAATAACTACTTATATTCTTATTATTAACGTTTAACCCATTCGCAAGTTTCTGCACCAAATTATGCATCTCATCTATTACTATTACCATATTAGTCAACTTCTTCGTTCTTGGATTAACATATGCCTTAAGCTGCGAAAGAAAGTCTGGTGCATTATATGCCGCATATCCAACCCCATATGGTCTTAAATATTTTCTACCATCCTCCGGCCTTCTATTATTTATAATAACAAATTCTTCATAATTCTTCTGCGTAAACTTCTTTTTTTCATCTTGACCTTTTTGTGAAAAAGAAGGAAAGAAAGTCCATTCCCATTTTGCCAACTCCTTCACAAAATTCGTAATTAACTTTGCTTTCGATATGAATAGACACATATTACCCGGTTCTGCAAACTGTTTCGCTATTTCAATACTCGCCCTCGTCTTTCCTGCCCCCAACCCATAATATAATAAAATTCCACGATATGGACTCTGTGTACTAATATATTCTTTCACAAATTTCTGATACTCAAACAACTCTTTGTGCGCAGCATCCTTCTCTTTACAATCCATCTCATAACTCTTCGATAATCGATATCTATGAAAACGCGAATTTATAAAATCCGCAAACTCCAAACTATTATTCAATGTCCAATCCTTACCATTAATTACTAAATGACCACTCTCATTCCACGCATTTTCACGCAATTTCAATTCTGTCATTCGCGCCTTCTCTTCTAAAGCACTATTTATCTCATCCTCAGTTAGTAGTTCTTCTGCTTCTATTTCAGCTGCTTCTAGTTCGGCTGCTGCTGCTTCTAGTTCAGCTGCTTCTAATTCGGCTGCTGCTGCTTCTAATTTTGCTAATTCAGCTAATTCAGCTTCTTTTTTCTTCTTTTCTTCCTCTTTTATTTTAATATTATTCAACTTAGATGATGAAATTTTTAACTTTGAAAGATCTATCTTAGGCTTTTCAGTAGCTGGTTTCTGTGGTAATACATCCTTTTTTATCTTAAATTTAGAAATATCAATCTTAAACCCTGACTGCTTTGATGTTTCTTTATTATTTAAACTACTACTACTACTACTAGTAGTTGACATCTCTATATATATAGAATATAAATTAATTTATTTTATAGAAATCAAGAAGCAGCTTTCAACAAAGAATTAACTTTGTTTAAAATTATAGGATTTTTTCTCTCCTTTAAATATGCTTATGCATATAAAATATTAAAAGGTACTTTTAAAAAACCAAAAAACTATATAGAATATTTTTCCCTTAGTCTTTTTTTTTAAGAAAAAGGCTATAGAATTTCATAAATCAAAATTAATTGTAATAAGAAAGAGTAAAGAACAAAGAGCAAAGAGCTATGAGCAAAGAGCAAAGAGCAAAGAGCAAGGTATGAAGAAAAAGAGAAAAGAGCATAGAGTAAGAGCAAAAGAGAATAGAATAAGAGCAAAAGCAAAAGAGAATAGAATATTAAAAAGAGCATGAAGAATAAGAGTAAGAGAGCAAAGAGCAAAGAGAAAAGAGAATAAATTGAGTATTGAGAAAAAGGTATGAAGAATAGGTAAAAGAGTAAAAGAGTAAAAGAGTAAAAGAGTAAAAGGTAAAAGGTAAAAGGTAAAAGGTAAAAGGTAAAAGAACAGAATAGACAGGATAGATTAAAAGAATATGACGATTAAATATAATATTAATTAAAAATATTATATTTCAACACCAAATATGCATTATAAAAGATGAATAATATCACTTGCTTATTTTAATTAATTTTTATTTTTCTGGAAAAAAATGATCTCTGATATTAATAAGGAGGTTCTATAAATTACCTTTCTCTACATAGTATGGAAGATATTTATTCAGAAGAATCTGCAAATACCTTTATTGATAAAACAACAAGGAACACAAAATTACTTGGATATGGAAGACAAACAAATGATTTAAATGATATTGACAATGTATTAGACAATGATAGTGATAATGATGGTAACCATAATCATGGTGCCCATAATCATGGTAACTATAATCATGGTAACCATGGTAACAATGGTTTTACAAATAATTATAAAAATCCGTTAAACAACATAAAGCCTGGTACCCTCAGACTCAACAATCTTAACAAGATTAATAATAAAAATTATAATAGTGAACCAATTTATTCATATCCAAAGCTACCAGTCGTAGTCAATAAAATCAATCATGGTGCAGTTATTTCATCAACCAATAAAACTAATAATACTAACGCTGCCCCTGGTTCCCGCGCCTTATTTGCTTTTAATAATAATAACAATAGTAACAACAATAACAAGAAGAACTTTTTAACACCTTTCTTAAATAAATATAGAGCAGGTGATGACGGAGTCTTTACACATACTGGTCTTGGTACTCCTGTTGGCAGCTTTAACATTCCAGAGAGCGAAATACCAACTTTATGGGATTTAGTCAACAAGAATATCGAAGCCTCGATTCCAACATATCTTACCGAAAAGCCACAAAATCCATGCGCTATTAAAGCCGATCTTGACTTTAGATTCGACTACGAAGAATCTAACCGATTATATACATGGGATCATATTGCAGGCACTATTAATTTATATAATGAAGCTATACGACATTTTATGGATGTTAAAGAAAAAGACTTTTGTTGCATGGTCTTCGAAAGAGATGAACCATATCGTCAAGATGGCAATCTTAAAGATGGTGTACATCTTATCTTTCCTTATATTGTATGTGATACAACGATTCAACACATGATTCGTAACCGCGTATTAGAGAATATACATGTTGTATACAGCTCTTTAACTCTTAAGAATAGCTATGAGGATATGGTCGATAAACAAGTTATTTCAAAGAATAATTGGCTTATGTATGGTTGCCAGAAACCAGGACGTGACCCCTATTCTTTAACCAGGGTCGTCGACGGTTCCCTCAGAGAGATGGATGTTTCTAGCTTTACAAACCGAGATTTAATCGAACTCTTAAGTTTATACAGGAAGACTGATAATGTTTATACGATTAAATCAGAACTACAAGCCGAATTCGAAGAAGAGGTTGAAAGACAAAACTCAAAACAGAAGAAAGTCAAAGATCGCACAGTTGCAATTAACAAAAAATTCGTATTGACCACCAGAAGACGAAAACCCAAACTTACCGACCAAAACCTTGAAACAGTCAAAATCTTAGTCGACCTTTTACAACAATATAGAGCTGAAATTACTGGCAGATGGCTAGAAGTCGGTTATTGTTTGCATAATATCGATCAGGGTTTACTCGATGTTTGGATCGAATTCTCTAAACGATCTGACAGATTTAAAGAAGGAGAATGCGAACAATTATGGGGTACCTTTAAAGACGAAGGATTAGGTATGGGCTCCTTACATCGATGGGCTAAACTCGATAATCCACAAAATTATAAAGAGACACAACGCCTAAGAATCGGATCCTATATCCTTAAAAGCATTACAGGTACTACCTATGATGTTGCCAGAGTCGTATACGAGATGTTTAAGTTTCAATATGTTTGCGTAAGTATCAAGTTTAATACATGGTATGAATTTAAGAACCATCGATGGGTCGAAATGGATTCAGCTATCGGTCTACGCAAGAAGATCAGTAATGATGTCTTAGATGAGTATTTAAGGATTGTCAGCCACTATAATGAATGTGCAATTCACGAAATCGATGACGATAAATACCAATATTTAGATAAATCTAAAGCATTATCCGATGTTACCTACAAACTTCGCGACTTTACCTTTAAAGAGAAAGTATTTAAGGAATGCTACACATTCTTCTATAATAAAGAATTTATGACGAAACTCGACGCAAATCCTTACCTTATCGGTTTTGAAAACGGCATTTATGATCTTTCTAAAGGAACATTCAGAGACGGTAGACCAGAAGACTATGTGACACTTTCCACTGGAAATGACTATAAAGAATTTAATGATGATGACGATGAAGTATTAGCCATCTATAAATTCATGAACGAAATCTTACCTTTAGAACCAGTCAGAAACTATGTCTGGACACTTTTAAGTTCTTTCCTTGTTGGCAAGAATAAAGACCAGAATTTCCATTTATGGACTGGTATCGGTGGTAACGGTAAATCGATCCTTGTCTCATTATTTGAAAGAGCTTTCGGAGGATATTGTGTTAAATTACCCGTCACATTAATTACTCAGAAGAGAGGTGCTTCTAATGCCGCTAACCCTGAATTAGCAAGAACACGTGGTAAACGTTTCGCATCAATGCAAGAACCAGACGAAAAAGAACAGATTAATGTTGGTATTATGAAAGAATTAACTGGTGGTGATATGATTATGGCTCGCCAACTCTTTAAAGAACCTATCGAATTTAGACCACAATTTAAACTCGTTTTATGTTGTAACCACTTACCATCGGTCCCTCCAGATGATATCGGTACCTGGCGTCGTATTAAAGTCGTCGAATTTATCAGTCGTTTCGTTAAAAATCCTAATCC